TCGTAATTCCATTCCATAGGAATGAACAAACTATAGAGTCCTGAGCGAGTCTGTCCATTGGCATTTCTTTTTGTAACGTCTGAATCATAATATAATTTTTTAAAATTACCACCGCCTTTGTCTAATGCATTACTAGTAGACCCCATCATACATTTACCAATAATTCTACTCCCTAATCTTAATGTTGTTTTTGTAACCCTCCAATTATTTAATATATTGTTAGGTCTTTCCCATTTACCACTTTCATCATGTACTAATAGCTTTAATTTTTCACCATCATAACTATTATCACCAGTATTTTTCCAGTCAATTGTAGTATCTAGTCCTTGTAGGTCAATTGCCATTTCCCCACTTATAATCTTTCTTCTAGTAAATTTAGAAGCTGGAACTCTATATGCTAATTCTGTTTTAGGTCGATCCATACCATCTTGAATCGGTTTAAAAAAGAATGGGTAGTTAACTGAAATTGGTACAACTTTATCAGTAAACATTGTTTTAGCATCTTGTCCAGTTTTAGATAATATTCCATACCTGGAATCACTTGATATTGTTGCTAGATTTATTACTTCTCCAGATCCCATAAAAGAGAATCCTGATCTACGATTTTTAAGGTAACAAATTCCATAGCATCTATCATCGGCTTTACAAGCTTCCCAGAATATAAAGAATAATCTATTGGCTTCTCTAAAATCTGGTGGCCCAACATCAATCTTACTCCACTGCAAGTACATATAGTGAGTGCCAGTAAGATAAGTACGAACGCCTTTATTATAAAACCAAAAACCCTGTTCTCTTTTATTAAATTCTTCATCGATATAATCATACCACTTTTCTTTAAAATCATCAGGGTATTGTTCCCAGTCAAAAATAGTTTTTATTTTATTTAAAACTTTTGGAATAAGAGTACGCTCCCAAGTATCATTCTTAAATTTTATTATATCTTTAGGTTGTTTTGGTAATGCAATTTTTAAACTTTGTATTTCATATACATCTCCTATTTCACCAGTTTTCCCTATATATATAATATCATGATCTTCATTATAACCATATTTCCATTTCTTATATCTATTATTTCTCCTTAAAACTTTAGGATCAATATGATTAGGTAATATTTTCATCAATACCGGCTCATCCATTATTTAGACCTCCCCTCTGCAAAACCTTTAAATTTATTATGTTTCTTTTCTTCTACTTTAGGCTTTTCTTCTAATATATTTTTTTCTTCTTCGATCCTAGTTAGTATCTCAAAAGCGTCAAATATAGCTAGCTTTTTGGTAGCTGCAGCATTTTTAAGTCTATCTGCGGAAATATCCATATTAGAATCCACAATAGGTTCTCTAGCCACTTTGATTAGCTCTTCAACAGCTATTCGCCCAGCTTGGATTATACTCAGTTTGGTTTTCTTTGTATCCATACTTTATAACAATATCATTTGATTTCATACAATATAAACGCTTCTCATTTACTATAAAGTCATATTCTCCATATGGAGTATAGCCCACTGTGTCTCCTTCGTGTATTCCTAGCGCTTCTAATGAACTATTACCTATTTTTAATACTCCAATAAGCCTTTGTTCTTTTTCGGTTGTTAATGTGTTATTATTTTTTAAAGGTTGAATAAAGCATCTTTCATTAATAGACTCCCATTTATCTTTACTTTTATATAAATACACTTGATCAAGTGCACAAAAATATAAATCATCTTTGAAAAAAGATCTAGATTTCTTTTTAACACCCCTCATATCATAAAAAGTTCTAAATACATTGTGATGTATTAAAATAGTATCACCTTTTTTAATAGGAGTTTCAATCTCTAAAGGGATTTCCACAACTATAGCTAAATTATTAACAAATTTAAAACTCTCTATTTTAGTATTTAATATTAGTTCTGCTCCGTCAACTTTAATTTTATTATCATAAGTCTCCCCTAGGGGTTTTATAATAAAATCATATAAAGCTTTCATTAGTATTCTAAATCATATTCAATGGATATTGCCATGTTGGAATTAAATTTTTTCCAAGCTAATATCTCATTTTTTTTCTTTATATAAATATTATAAGAATTATCAGACGCTTCAAATAAAATGTGAGAAATCTCATGTCCGCCATACACTTGCTGCCCAATGGCATAGTGCATGGCTTCATTTTTATAGTCTGATCCAATACTGATCTTCCTAATATTATTCGTCATTTTTTTCTACTTCTACTTCTTTTGCTTTTTCTAGTATAGTATATTTCCCTGTAAGTAAATCAATATTAATTGGCCCGTACTCTTCTTCTAATTCTTTCTTAGTTTTTTCTATTTCTTCAGATACATCTTTAACTTGTGTTTTTAAGTTAGATTTTTGTACCTCCAAAACACCAATAGATTTTAATAACTCACCTAATTTATTTTGTTGTTTTTTAATTAATTCTAATTGATCTTCTGTAATTTTGTTTTCTTTTTCTTTCATTTGATTTGATTTTAATTTATTTTAGTAAAAGTTTGTTTCATTCCATTAGTAGATCTCACTAATTTTTTTCTATCTAATGAATATGTATTATTATATACTGTCTGAGTTAAATGATCTTGATAATTACTTTTTATAGTATTTTCTTCTTGAAATAAAAAGCTTTCTGTTATAAGAAATTCTTCATCTAATTTATAATTATAAAAATTTAATTCATCATATTTTTTATTTTCATAAATTATTAATATATTTTCAGAATTATTATCAGCTTGCCATACTCCTTTAAAGTCTTCTTGGTTTACTTGTGAAAAAGTAAACATAGATATAAATAGGCCTAATGTTGTTATTATTTTTTTCATTTTATTTAATTTAATTTAATTTAATTATTCTTAAATATAATCACTTATTTTTAAGATTTTTTACTTTTTTTTGATGGATTGAAATTTCTCTGCTCCACGAGATCCAAAGTATGCTACATATACAGTAACCAGAAGAGTCTGTAATAATGACACCCATCCTTCGCTTACACTAAAATCCCATTCAAAACTATCTAATAATATTAAAAATACCATAGATACAGTTAAAAATATCAAAGACATAGGACGTGTGTTTTTACTTAACCAGCTATCTGATTTCATATCACTTTCCCATCGCTTTGACACTTCTTCCATCTCCACCATATCTTGCTCTAATAATTTTAAAGCAGTTTCTTTATCTTCTGGTGGTAAAGTTTTATCTTTAGTAATTAAGTTTTTAACTATACCTAATACGCCAGCATCTGGTAATATATCACCAGCTATCCCTAAAATTCCAGGGGCTACCTTGGTTAAAAAACTACCGACTTTTGTGTCTTTAAATTTTTTCTTAGCCATTTTTCATAGGTTTTTCTATAACATAATGTGCTCCGGGGAATATATAATCATAACCCGGATACATTACTTTTGTATATCCTCTGTCATCTGTTCCAAGGACTTTAAATTCTACTCCTTTCATAGTAATTTTATTACCAGGAATAATATTTAAAGGCTTATTTATATCAGGACTATTTTTTAAATATCCTTGCACCGCCCATAATTGAATTTATTCTAGCAGCACCTTTTAATCTAGAACCACCTTTTTTTCTACCACCACCAACGTATTCACCTGCCTCATTCATACTAGAAGTACCTCCACTTAAATATTCCTGTGGAGTTGAATAACCTCCGAAACTACCTGCTGTTCCCGTATCCATGCTTACACCTGTTACCGTAGCTTTACCTTTATTTTTTTTACCAATATTCACGGTTTTTCCTATGTCACTTGTTGTGTGCTTTCCACCTCGGCTGGTCCTTCCAACAGTTATTTCATCACCAACATTTGCTTTAGATCTACTATCATCTGTTACAACAGCTGTACCGTGGCCTATAGTCCTACTAAACAATTCACTCGCTTCATCCTTAGTGAATTTAAATTCACCACCTTGTTCGTTAAAAGACCCGAGATTATCATATTGTTGGAGAGTTTGTCTTCCTGCAAGATTACCGCGTTGAACAGCTTGTATTAGATTTGCTTCAGTAACTGGTCTACCTTTCAAATATTCTTGAGCCACGTTACCACTGTCTTTTTTTGCTATATTTATTCTTTCCTCCCTACCAGCAGTATATCTACCTCTTCTGTTTTGTTCAATTTCTTGACCTTCTGATAAAAGTTCTTCAGATCCTTGGTGTGCAGATACTTTTTCATTCTTTTTCACCACAGTCTCAATTGACGGAGCTGTTGATTCTGTGACAACTTCGCTACTTCCTGTATTCGCCGCTACATCTTTAGCTTTAGCTATTCTAACTTCTTCATTAGCTTTATCAGTTTGTTCTTGAGTAGGTTTAAAATCTGGTCCTAAATCTGTTTTGCCCTTCATTAAATTATCGATGTTTGTAGTACTAGAAGTACTACCACCGCTAGATGAAGTTGAAACAGAACCAGTTGTTCCTGGAATAACTTCTTGCGTAGTTTTTTGTTCAGTATATTTAGGTCTATCGGATTGCGGAGCACCTTTCATAATTGAATTTACTCTAGCAGCACCTTTTGCGTAACCACCTTGTCTAGCTGGTCCAAAATTTTGAGTATAACCCATTCTGCTCGGTCCTTTAACATCGCCGTCTTCACCTAAGCTTTTAAGTTGACCTGCAGCTGCCTCAGAATCGTATGCAGTTGCAGAACCATCTTTTACAGCAGCGCCTTTTTTTAATCTAGGACCACCTTTTTTTTCAGTATCTGCCGGGTATTGTTTACCCATCCCTGACCTTTCATCAGCTCTATTTGCCGCATCTGCAGCTTTTATTCTAGCAAGTTCCGCTGCAGCAGCCTCAGCATTTCTTTTAGCAGCTTGTTCGCTTTTAGTCATTCCCTTCTTTGCTATTTCCGTAGCATCTCCCTTTTTTGGAGGGTTTCCTTGAGCCGCGCCTTTTGTTTTATTTTTCATTTTTATTTTTTTAATATTATTTTAAACGTTTTTTTCCGCTTTATAAGCATCTTTTTCCCACGGACCTTTTCCAGCTTGCATA